GGAATTTCTGTGAAAGATGATTTGAGAGATAGAATTTCAGGGTTCTATGGTGTGAGTAAAGTATTCATGTCAGACAATTCTGCAAGTGGTGGGTTGAACAATGAGGGTATGCAAATACTTGTTACGAATAGAGCAGTAGAAATGGCACAGACTATTTGGAATAATTATGTGTTTCCGTTTATTACTAAAGAGTTCGGAATCACAGATTGGGAGTTGAAACTACCACCATCAGAAGAAGAAGATGAAATTGCTAAGTTAAGAAAGAGAGAAATAGAAGTTAACGTAGCAGCAGCAATAAAGAATCTAGGCTTTGAAGTAACAATGGATGATAAAGGACGATTTAAGTATTCCAAAGAACAACCAAAAGGAAAGGGTGGGAAAGAAGAAGGCGGGGGAGAAATAGCATTAGACCCTTACGCTGGAACAAATATAGACCAATCACAATTAGGACAAATGATGGAACAAGGCAATAGACCTACCAAAGAAGAAGCAGGCGCACCAGCAGAAGTAAAGAGCAATAGAAATAAACCATCAATGAGTGTTGGCCCTGATAAAAGATTTAGTGGCTTACCACAAGAAGCAGGTAATCAAAACGTAGATAGAAGGAGTGAGAGGAGAACACCATGACATGGGAACAAGTGCTTAAAATAGATTATGATGCGTCTAAATCTTCACAAGGCTTACACGTCACAAAAATGTATATGTTTTTAAAGAGATATTTTGCTGACACACATACTAAAAGATTTAAAGATTTTTATGTTACATATCCCGAATTAGACGAAGCAACTAAAAGAAAGTTAAAAAACCTCTTAGAAATCTTATTAACAGGAGAGGGAAGGTGGTCAGGCGATGAGAGAACTTTTCCCGGTATTACTATTAAGGAATTAACTGAAGACAATATTGATTTAGAGTTTGATGACGCAATGCATATTAAAGAGAGGGATAAGTTTATTGAAGAATCAGATGAATATAAAGATGAACAAAAGAGAGGAAAAAATTACTATTGGTGGCGAGAACCTGCACCATACGATGAGAAAGTCCAAAATGCCTGGAGAGCCATGTCTCATATAATAAAAAGAACTTCATGGTACAATTGGAGAAGATATAACAGAGGTTATTAAATGACAGAAGAAATGACAACAAGACAGTTAAGGGAAACCCTAACTAAGAAAAGAAATGCTGAGAGAAACAGTGTAAAAATAACAAAGAACAGAAACTTTGACCATGTGGGGCCAGACCCAGATGCACACGAAGTAAAGAGACCGGGTAGTGCTGATGTACCTGATTACATTGGTAAGCCAAAAAGAAAGGTAAGTAGAAAGTTACAAGACAGTTTACCATATTAGGTGATTAAATGGATTTCTTAGATGGGTTTTTAGTAAATAGTTTAATTCTAAAGGCTACATCTGTAGAAGATGTTTTGTTTGAAAAAATAGAAAGAAATAAAGGAATAGTTAGACCTTATTCTACATCTCAAATAAAGGACATTTTGAAAAACGCAAAGTCTAAGATTAGAGATGATAGAATACAATTAGATGCTACAGAAGTAGAAAGGCAGGGTGATACTGAACCGCAGACTACAACTTCTGGTAATCAAGTTGCAGACAAAGATGGTAAGCCAGTTAGAATTAATGATGCTCATATTATGTCAGCATTAAGACAGATACAATCTAATATACCACAAGATTTGTTTGATAAACTACTACAACTTTTACAACCCTCAAAACCAAAACAGCAAACCGTACCTAAAATGAGAAAGCAAGAAGAGTTAGTTCTAGAACGATTAGTAGATTCTGTAGAAAAAGGAGTCAAATTATCTGAAACTTTACAAAACGATATGTATGATTTAGGGTTATTAGATATTGAGTTTTTACTAATGTTAGGAGACATTGCCGAAACTGGTGCTAGAAATTTACACCCTAACTTATATAACAGATTAATGCGTCTGAAAGAACGCCCCGAAGGTATGGCACCATCTAGTGATTATGGGGGCTATGAACCTACAGAATTATTTGAAAAGGTTATGAAAGAACTAGAACAGTTAAGTGGATTATCAAGACCTAATAGAAAATCTATTATGCGTGAATATGAATTATTAAGAGACCAAAGAAAATTAACGGTGGTTGATTTAGTTAGGTTAGTAAACCAAGGTAAATATAGATTCCAAGGTCAACAAACTAAACAAGATTTCCTTAGGTTATCAGAAAAAATAAATGAGACATTAAATGAGTCATGGGACAAAACCATCGGACGATTTATTAGAGATTTAGAAATTAAGGATGATTCCGGTGAGACAACAATACAAAGAGAATGGAGTTCTGCTAAAGTAGAAGATGAATTGATTTCTGATTGGCAACGTATAAAAGATAATCCAGATGCAAATTTTGAAAGTCTAAGGGGTAAAAAATATCTTAAAGAAATATATAAATTAGAAGAAGAATATGATAGAATTTTAAATTATTTCAAAGCAGCAAATGCTCTTAGTGCAATGTTACAAGAAAAAACATTTATCTCTGACGATGTATCCTATGATATGACTGCGAAAGAAAAAGACTTTAAGGAACAATATAAAAATATTAAAGAAAGTATAACTGATTATAATAAATATAGAAAAACAATGATTAAAGAAATTAAAGAAAAGCGTAAGAAACAAGAACAGTTGAGGCGCAGATTACAAAGAAAGAAGATGGATGATAGACCCGGTGCAAAACCAGAACAAGAAGATACTGCTGAAGTAGATGAATTTATGGAACAAGTAGCCGCAGAAAGAAAAAAGACAGAACCTACTAGAATAACACCGGGTATGAATATTGATGAACTAAGGGCTAAAGTAAAAGAATTAAATGAGAGGTATGGTAAATGACATGGGAACACGTATTAAGAAAGGCAAACAGCCCTATGCTAGATAAGGCAACGCCTAAACAAAAAAAGAAAATTAAAAAGGTATTACAGTCCGTACAACCTAGTGAATATATGGGTCAAGATTTTACTAAACTAGGAGATTTACTAGATGAATTAAATACTCTAGATACTAATAAATCAAAACCAATGCAAAAGAAAATGAATTCCTTTGAAGAAAGAAATACTGATTTGGTTGCTAGGGCTGCTGAAATGAGAAAGGACTATGAGATTCTATATCGTCAATTACGAGGGATGGTATATCCAAAGAGTAAAGGTGATTTAGGAGATGAGAAAGATGAGTGACGAAAGTGAAATGTTAATGTTGTTAAAGACATTAGTTGACAAAGTAAATGAACTGGAAAGAGCAGTTTATGATAAAGACAACCTGTTAATGAAATCAGGTTATGTTGTTGTAGATACTCCTACTCCAGTTATGTCTGCTGGTGATACTGCCACAGATGTAGATGCTATTGCTAAGATGGATTGGGATGAAATCGGTGCAATGATGAGTAAATTGGAAGGTGGTTATTAATGCCAGAAAAAGTAACAAAAGAAGAAAAGATAGCAGAACTTCTGCTAAAGGCAACTGAAAAGGCTGTTGAATTACTTGGTAACAAGGATGATTTCAACGAGGATGATTTAACTGGTGAGACTGTTAAGTTAAGCCGACCAAAGGCCACTAAGGTTCCTGATGCAAAGGGAAGCGATGAAGAGAAGACAAAGATAAGAGATGAAATAGAGGGGTAAATATGCCCCTATCTGGTGTCTTTGATAAGAAGAAACCTTCGTTAGCGAAGCGTGTCCTAAACTTCTATGAAGACGTTAGATATAATTATTTATCAGCAAGAGAAGACCCTAAAGGTTTTTCAAAGGATTGGCAAAAATCAATTAAAAGAATTAGAGAAGATTTTGATGGGCTAAATGATTTCTCAAGAGAAATGAAGAAGTATCTTGATGAAAAGATAGTTTTCCAGAAAGAAGTAATGAATCCAGAATCTCATCAGGCTAGAGATTTATGGAAACAAATTAAAACTCTGCGCTTTAATTCTGATGAATTAAATGACCCCTTTGCTAAACAAATGGGAGATAAAGTTATACAAAATTTAGTATCGAAGCCCTCTATATATGCTATATTCATACACTATGCCCTACGGTCACACGCGCATAGTATTGATGAAGAATCTTGGGAGAAGAATGGGCTTTCTCCCGATACCATCACAGAAGGTGCGATGGGGCTAGACTTAGCATTGGATGACATTACTACATACATTACAGAACACTATGGTGATGATGTTGATACATCAAAGGTAAAACCAAAGTTTAGGCCAGCATTAGAACTATTAGAAAAGGTATACCTAGAGAAAAATACGGAAGAAAACTGGCAGAAACTAATTGCTATGGATTTAAAGAAAAGTGACGAAGAAAAAGCAGAAATAGATTTCATAGTTCCTAACAAACCAATGTATAGAATATTTGAAATAAATGATATAAAAGAATTAAAAGGTTTTAGTGGGGAATGGGTAGTTCAAGAGAAGTACGATGGAATCAGAATACAAATACATAAAATGGATGAGAACATCAAAATCTATACTTATAATGAAAAAGACATAACAGAAAAATGTAAAGATGTTGTTGAAAGATTAAAGGCTAAACAATTTGGTGATTTAATATTAGATGCAGAATTAATTTTGTATGATAAAGACGAACCACTACACAGAGCAGATACTATTGCACACCTGTTTAAGAATAAGTATAAAGATGCTAAACTAAAGGCAAGAGTCTTTGATATAATGCATCACGAAGATAAGAATATTGCTGATGACCCACTTAGAGAAAGAATAAACATTCTGTTCTATCAATTTTCTCAACAGTCATCAGATGAATTAAGTTTTCCAAATAAAAAGAATACTCGCATTGCTGATTCCTTGGCGGAGGTTAAAAAATATAGTGAAGAGATTATGAAATCAAGAACCTCAGAAGGAGTTGTAATTAAAGATATAGAATCTACTTATTACATAGGTAATAAGAAAAACCCGAAATGGATTAAGTGGAAGAAGTTTGTTGATTTAGATGTTATTGTTTTGAACAAAAAGAAAACTAAATCTAACCTGTACTCCTATACTGTTGGAGTTGGCCCATTGAGTGGTGAAGAAACAAGAGAACATGGTGGTGAAGAAATAGATGGTAAAACATATCTACCCGTTGGTAAAGCATTAAACACTAAAGAAAATGTTGATGTTGGTGCAATCGTTAGAGTAAAGGTAGATGAGGTAAAGCGTAAAGGAACAGGATATAGTTTATTCTCTGCTAAAGTTATTGAAATACCAGAAGTAGAAACCCCAGAGAAATTAATTACATTAGAGTTATTAGCAAAGGATAGTAGAAAATCACTAGCCTATGATGTTCAAGAAGCACTTCAAAAGTATATCATAACAGACGGTATTCATGGAGAAGCAGAAATAATACTAAAAGGTAATTATGAAGGATTTACTATTTATGGTTTTGAAGGAGATTCATTAATGGAAAAGAATGCTCTAGCAGATATGGATTCTTGGAAAGACCAAATTACTGAAATAAATAAAACAAAATCTTCTGATGCTAGAAATGCAATTAAACAATTCTTAAAAGAAAAAGACCCTGATGAAGAAGGTGTCCCAACAAAAGAAATTTTAGAATTTGTTAAGGAACACCCAGACACAAAGGAAAACTCTATGGATTTATTTGACAATAAGGCTGAAACATTAAAGAATTGGATGAATGACCAAGATGAGTTTATACCTATGGCTGGTGAAAAATTTACATTTAATTCTAGTCATATTTCTAAAAACACAGATGAAGAAGAAAGTAGAGTTGGAACCTTTAAGTTAATGACTACTGAAGACAATAATATTACTTTAGTATTTGAAGTCAATAAAACTAGACAGGCATGGAATATTGACATTGAAGACACAGAAGATATATTCAATTTGTTTGGAAAGGCTGGTAAATTCCCAGCAGAAATTGCCACTCGGATAAAGGGGGAGAAGTTACTAGATAAGGGCAAGATTGAACTAGGTGTTCAAAAGGACGGTTATCACGAATATAGAATAGATGGAGACAAGTTTGACACCAGACTTCACTTTAGGGTTGTACCTGTCAATGAAGAAGATACATGGTTAGTTTGGACAGGATACAAACAAGAGATGCTAGATATAAAAGAAGACAAGGGTAAGTGGGATTTATCTACGGATAGGTTTAAGAAATTAACCATGCAAATCCCCGAATAGCGTGGACTTCATATAGTAAATTGAGGAAGTGGTTTCATGCCGGAAGCGGTTTTACTGAAATCTGATACAGATGGAGCATTTAACATATTAAAATCTGATGAATTAGTTATTGGTGGGTATGCATCTATAGAAGTAGTAGACAAACAAAATGATTTAATAACATTATCCGCATTAGAAGAATCAGTAAAGAAATACATGGGAGAAAAGAAATACAGAAATGTAATGTCAAACCATTCAAATGTTCAGGTCGGGGAGGTAATAGAACAATATAGAGACAAACATGGTACTCTACACAAAACCCATGTTGATGATGTTGGCTTTTATGTTGTTATTAAACTCCGAGATGATATAGAAAAGGCAAAAGAAATTTCAAGAGGTATTAGAAAAGGTACTCTCCGTTCATTTAGTATAGGTGGACAAGCATTATCAAAAAGAAAAAAGTCTAGTAATGAATTAGGCGACTATAATGAGATAGATAAGTTAGAACTCCATGAAGTAACGATTTGTGAGAAAGGAATAAACCCAGAAGCAAAGTTTGATATTTTAAAGGAGGAACGTGATACAATGAGTGATAAGTTGGAAAAGACGTTGGAAGAAATTAATGCGCTGATGAAGCAAGTTAATGAACTCCAAAAAGAAGAAGACCCTGATGCGGAAGCAGCCAAAGCATCTTCAATGGGTTCATACGAAAGTATGGATACTGATGAGGAAAAGGAAGCAGGTGACTATAAGAAGCCTAAGGACGAGGAAATGGCAATGGCCGATATGGGTAGTGATGATGACGAATCGGAGGTTAGTATGTCTAACTACGATTCGGAGGCAAAAGGAAGGACTGGGCCAGAAGGTTTTGTTGAGGGAGGATTAGCAGGCGAGGAATCAGCAGGCAAGAAACTACCTCAAGCACCGCAGGTAGGCCCATTGTATAAGGAGTGGCAAAATGATGAATTCGCTACTCTAGACCTTTCTACTGCTAATGTAGAAAAGGCGTATGATGCTTTCAAGGCAGAACAACTTGAAAAGATGGCATACGACTCGTTGAAGGAGCAATTTGAGGCTCGCTTCAAGCATGAGACAGAAGTACGAAAGGCTGATGTTTTAAAGAACGAATATGACGCAAAGAATGAGGTTGAGGCACTAAGGGCGGAGTTTGCTACGCTACGAAAGAGCCTAGAAACCACGAATGATGAGATTGTTAAGTCTCAAACCGTTGAAGTCCCAGATATTGACGTATCTGAGATGTCTTGGGGAGAAATACACAATCTAGTTGCGGAGTACGAGAGGTGAAATAAATGGCAACAAACTATGTTAAAACCATGAAAGATTTAGAGGCCGCAACCTACGGTGGTAGGGGCGGTATGGGCGGTAATAGCCTGTTAAAGAGCGCAGGTATCGTTGCTGGTCTACATACTGGACACGGCGGTACTGAAACCCCACAAGGAACAGTAGCCAGTTTTGGCAACCTATACAACGTAGTATATGGAAAGAAAGTTTGGTCAATGCTTAACCAAGAGGTTAACGCACTGGCTATGCTCTCAAAGAGACCCTATACTTCTAGTGGGTGGAGAATAATGACTGCTAGGCCAGAGGGTGGTTCTGGTAGCACCTTTGCAACAATTAACTCAGGTGCAGGCACTGGAACAGGTGCTCAAGGTGGAAGCGCACCACGAATTGATAAGATTGGTGGTGTAACAGAGAATGCAAGGTTAATAACCGATATTCCTGCAATTGCACCTACTTACACCACTCTCTTTACAAGCCCAAAGACTGTTGCTCACATGTTTGAGTTCACAGAACTGGCTTTAGAGATGGCTAAGATTGATGATGGCGTTGGTGATTTAAGAGCCTTAATCCGTGAGGATATGGGTAAGCACCACGCTGAAGCACAGAACAAGATGCTATTAATGCCTCTTGAGAACTATGACCAAACTGACGGTTCTGCTGTAATAGATGTAACTGCAAACTATACTTCTTTGTTTAAGATAGTTGCTTCTTCGCAGGAGATTGAGGCTATGGAGGATGCAAGCATGATAGACACCGGAGCATCAACAAGCGGTGGAATCATTAACCAATTAGTTACACTGTTTGGAAACACAGACAGACAAATTGGTGCTGACAATGCATACAATGAATCCTTTATGGACGCAGAAGTGGATTATGGTGACGGATATGCTTCAGGAGATGCAAGGCCATTAACCCTAACCATCCTTAACGCTATGTTAAGGCGAATCAGGGAAAACGGTGGAAGCCCCAAGGTTATCTTAACTGGATATGATACCATCCAGCATCTAGGTGACCTATTACAGAGCCAAGAGAGGTTTATGGATAGAAAGGAAATTATCCCCACTCATGGCGGCGTTAGGGGAGTAAAGGGTTCTGAGGTAGGATTCAGAGTAGCGACTTACTACGACATACCCTTAATTCCATGCAAGGACATGCCTAAGACCGGACAAGGTTCTAACAAGTTAAGCGACATGCTTATTCTAGATACAGACCATCTCTGGTTATCGGTTATGAAGCCAACTGAATACTTTGAGGACGGAATTGACAACGGAAACCCATTCGGTGTTGGAACCTTAGGAAACCAAGCAATGTATAGAACCATTGCTGAAACCGGGTGTTCTTTCTTCAAGGGACAAGGTAAGATAACTAACATAACGAGTGCATGAGGTGATTAAGCATGGCACACACAGTAACGTTGTTGAAAGACCATAAAGGTATGACTACACCAAGAGTACATGGTGATGAATACCTTGTTGATGCTGCTTTAGTAGTAACGAATGCAACATCTGGTGGAGAAGTAGTAACTGCTGCTTCACTTGGATTAAGTAGCATCAATGCAGTGTTAATAACTGGAAACAGTATACCAGCAACCTATGATGTGGACGTGGAAGTATCTGCCGCAGGTGCTTACGAAAGTGGTACAAGTTTTGCTTTGCTGTTTACAGCAATGGATGGGACAAATGCAGCAGCAACCGGAGACATCACTGATACGACTGTTAGAGTTCGTGTTTATGGAATACTCTGAATAAGAGTAGTAATGTGGCCTTTGGCCCCCTTAGGGGGGTCACTGGTCACGACAAGGTGATTATATGGCAAAAATAAAGTATATAGGAAATCAACCTAAGATTTCAATGATTAAAGATATGTCTTGTAAGAGGGGAGAAACCATAGACATACATCCGATTCACGCTTTAACTTACATGGGCGCATCAGATTGGGAAATAAAATTAGATGCAGAAGATAAAGAGATTTTGAGTAAAGTGAACCGCAAGTTTCACATTAGACAGTTAAACAGGGAGTTTGGCGGGCAGGGGCTAGACGAGGCTTTAGAAAAAGCATTCCCAAAAGCAGCAACCAGATTTGGTAGAAAGACTACACCAAAGAAGGCACCAGCGAAGAAAACACCAGCAAAGAAACCTGCTGCTAAAAAGGAACCTAAAAAGGAAGAGTTAAAACCTCCAATTGAAGAAAAGAAAGAACCTAAGAAAGCAGCACCAAAGGCTAAGAAGCCTACAAAGGATTCCGAAGTTTAATAAGGGAACCGAGTTTAGAGTGAAACAGGAGGGGAGATTGTAAAATGACTTCGGGTTCAGCAACAACAATAAAGCATGTTTTTGGTTCGTCAGATAGCACTATCAACAGTGTTGCAGGAAGACAGGCTAAACAACTATTAACTGGTAAGGCAAGAATTATGTCACTTAAAGTAAGCAATAATCAAACAACAGCAATGACTGTTGATTTTATTGATGGTGCAGGTGCATCAGCCTTTAATGGAAAGTTAATTCAAAGAGTTAATGTTGGAGCAGTTAGAGAAAATCTAGACTTTGATATGCATGGGGCCATCGTAAATGATGGGTTATATGTTCTAGTTAGTGGGGCAGGAACTAAAGTTCAATTATCAGTTTCTGCTCAATATAACTAGGTGAAATAATGCCAGCGTTAGAAAAAGACACAAAATTAGTGATGACTATACTGTTCGTTGGAGCAGTTAGTGGCGTAAACGTTTTCTTTTACGCAGAGTTTGGGAATCTCTTAGCATTTTCTCATTATGCACATGCAACTGTATTTTCATTGATGACTATCGGTGGAATACTTGTAATGAAAGCAGTCTTTGACCTTGCTTTGAACGATTATATCGAAATGAGTTTATTAGATAGACGCATTTCAGCATACTGGACAAAAAGGGCGAGGGATGAACAGCAAAGAGAAAGGGTTAGGCAAAGTTTGCAACAGTATAACCAACAATGGGGATACACAGCACAACATT